AGGTCTTGCGCACGATGTCGAGCCCGCTCGACAGCGGGGCATAGCGGAACGAGCGTTCAGCCACGCCATGGCCGTCCGGCCGGATCGTCGCTACGAGCGATTTCTCGGGATTGACGAGCTCGGCCTGCGCTTTGGCTAGCGCCGCAGCGATTGTTCCGATGGTCTCACTGGACCGCTGCATGGCTGTCCTCCCCGCTTTGGAGGTCGAAACTAACCGCGCCGGATTTGGAGCGCTTGGCGCGGACACCATGGCCGATCGCCTCCTTGGCGTCCTCCGGCATCAGGCTCTTGAGCTCGGCCTTCGCCTGCTCGTGTTCGAGGTGGGCGTCCCGAGTACGGGCAAAGATGCCGGCGAATTCGGCCCAAGCATTGGAGGTGCTCATGTCGACGATACGAACCGCCTCGATGCGTGGTCGTGACGGCTCCACGCCAAACAGCCGAGGGGGCTCGCCGCTCTCGACGCAGCGCCAGAATTTCCTCTCGGCGGTGACGATCAAATGCTGATAAAGCGGATCGGCATGGGTTTTGACCTCGACCCATTTGCCGCCGCCGGTAATGACCGAGAGCACCGCGCTCCTTGCCGCAACGATCCACATATTGTGTTGCAGTTGCGGCATGTATTTTTCCGCCGCCGCTTCCTCGGAAAACGACCACGGCAGCATGAATTTGCTCTCGAACACATCGCAGCCTTCGACACGACCATCGAGAGTCGCGGCCATCCAGCGAAGGGTCGGATGGCGGACCCATTGTTGGACATCGGTGACGACCCGCCCGGTGTTAGCCTGGTACCAGCGCCGGTTAAGCTTCTCGGTGGCGAGGCCGAGTTGCACAATCAAATTGCCGGATAGGTCCTCCGGCTCGACTTCGCCGCGCTTTTCCCGCCACAGCCGTAGTAGGGCGGCCTCGTCATCGCCCATGACGATCCGGGCGTCCGAGCCGCCGATGAAACAACGGCGGTTCTCTAGCGAATTTGTCCACATTGGCTGTTTCATAGCGCGCTCCAAAAGTCCAAAATGGCTTTTCGTACCGGTCAGCCATTACGGATCATGTGATCCAAAACGTATCTCTAGATACCAATGAAGTCAACGAAAAAATCAAAGCCCCTTACGAGCGCTCAAATAAGGGCTTCCCGGGGACTGCTGCGTTGGAGTGCCGAAGACCTCGCCCGCGAGGCAGCCCTGGGGCTAGCTACGATTAAGCGAGCGGAGGGTGCCGAGAGCGAGACCTCGATGACCACGGCAAACGACTTGGCGGTACGTCGGGCACTTGAGGCCGCCGGCGTTGAGTTTATCGATGAAAACGGCGGCGGCGCCGGGGTTCGGTTGCGGAAGCGAACACAGAAGATAGGTTAGCGATACCGGCCTCGAGGTCGCAGCGCCGCCCGGAATCCTTCTGCCGCGCCGCATAATAGGTGAGCTGGCGCGCGATCATGATCTCGACCGCCATCATGGCGATCTTGTCGGCGACGCGCGGGAAATTGGCCGGCTCGCCGAACTGCACGCGCTCGAGCGCATAGCCGAGCGCGTCTTCGAGCGCCGATTGCGCCGCGCCGATGGCGCGCGCCGCGGTCTGAATGCGCGCGGATTCGAACGTCGCCATCAGCTGCTTGAAGCCGAGCCCTTCGACGCCGCCGAGGAGATTCTCCGCCTTCACGACGAAGCCGTCGAAGGCGATCTCGTATTCCTTCATGCCGCGATACCCGAGCACCTCGATCTCGGTGCCGGTCATGCCGGCGACTATTTTATTTACTTCACGAGCCCTATCAGTTGGCGCGAAAACCTCGCTGTGATCGATTTCGAGCGGTTATGGCCTAGCGTCCGACCCTATAGGGCATAAGTCCGAACAGGAGCTTTCCATAGTTTTCCACTGCCTTATCATCCCATAAGTGAGGCACGTGCTTGTGGCCTAATCCTTGGGTAAGCGCGTCGACAAGATCATTGCGCTGACCACTCGGGAAACTAAACAATTCACTCTCTAACTCGGAGCGCCCAGGCGCAGTTTTTAATAGGAATACTTGGCGATTTGTAAACTTTGATATTTGACGCAGGAGGCGAGTCTTTTTATCTCCTTCAGGTTTAACAGCAACGACGGGCAGCTTCCTTTGCTTCAAAGTGCTGATCAATGCTGTGCCGAAACCAGTGTCCTCGACCAAAATCACATTCGGCTTTTTCTCATCTGCACGCGCAAGCACACGCTGCTCCAAATCATGAAACTCCCATTGGCCCACCAATGCGTGCGCAATAAAAAAGTTATTATCCTGGACAAGAATATCCAAGCATGCCGACCGTGCATTCGTTTCACCGGGCTTTTGCCCCGCATCCCAGGTTTGCAAGTATATTGATGATGAAGTTCTTCTCGGCAGTTCGTCACAATATTGAATCTGCTCCCGTTTGATCAGGAAGCCGCCGGCTGGGATCGGACTTTGCTGCCATTGTGCCGCATAAGTTTCGGGGTCTTCAGAACTAAGCGCGTCGAGAAACTCTCGTGACTGTTGCTCAGGATGGAGGAGATCGTTAACGCGGCGCAAGTGCCATCGGCCCGGTCCGATCGGAATGTACTCCTCCTGCTCAGCAATGGCGGGAAGGCTGAGCAGTGTCCATTTTTCCGGCGACTGCAACAACCTGCCGATGTGATCATCCATACCTAACCGCTGGCCGACCACGATAATAGCTCCCGTATGGTGATTGTTGGTGCGTGAAGCGATTGTGTTGTAATAAAGGCGATTGGTCGAGGTTCGCCTAGCTTCCGAAAGCACATCCAGCGGCGTTTGAAAATCGTCGAGAATCAAAATATCGCCGCCGAGGCCGGTTAGGCTTCCTTCGGCGGATTTCGCGTAGCGATATCCGGTCAGCGTGGTATGAAATTCAGTCTCCGTGTTTTTCGCGAGTCGCATTGTAGAGAACAACCTCGGATAACGCGGCGTGTCGATAATCGCCCGGCACTGATTGCTGAAGTTAATCTGCAAATCAGAGCTGTGGCTGATCCCGATCACGCGCTTGGTGGGATCGCGACCCAACATGAAGGCCGGGAACGCCACCGAGGCCATGAGGGATTTAAGCATCCGCGGCGGAGCAAGGATAATCAAACGCTGAATTGAGCCACGCAGCACAAGCTCAAGGTGATAGGCCATGGCATAGTGGTGCCAGTTCAGGTTCAGCGTCGAACCGAGCTCCAGGACATGAAAGCACCACTGAAAGAAGCTCAGGAAATCCGTTCGGCAAGCTGCTTCCACGATTCGCGATTTTGGAATGTACAGGTTGCTCATGGCGCTACTCCTTTTACTGCTAGGTGGTTTTCTTGGATCTTCTGGTGGTACTCACACGTCCAAGCGCTCGCGTGGCAGAGCCGCAAGGTTCGAACCGTTTGAGGAAAGGGTAAGACCGTTTGATTTTTGCCGCGGCAGGAGGCCGACGCTTCCATCCCGACGATGGTAATGACCGCCGTGGCGCTCTACGAAATCGGCAAGTATGGCCTCGTCCTGAGCGGTCAGAACGTCCTCGATCGCACCTTCAAGCGCTTCGCGGTTGGTGATATCGACGCCGAACTTTTCGCAGAGGGCAAAAAGATCGCGCCGCGCATTCCGATCGCCGGCGGCAAATTGATCGACAAGTTGGTCGATGCCGGCCGCACCCTTGCTCATTACCTTCGGGTGCTTGCCACTGCGGATCGTCACTGTCTCGTTGAGTGCGCTCTGCAGCTGCGCCTTGAGATCGGGCGCCGACGCTTTCCTGCGCTTCCCCGAGGGATTGCCGCTTTTGCCCCGCCTGAACCGGAACTTCTTGGGCGGGCGGGCGTAGCCTACGTCGTAGGACTTCGATGAGGGTTTTTTCTTGCTCATCATCACGCCTCCTTTACGCAACCTATTTGCGGTGCTTCCTGATACTTTAAATCGTCGCGGCTCCGTCGCTGGTTGTCGACATTTTCTCACCTGCGTTAGATCGTAGACCGGCCGCGTTTGACGGGACGGGTTTTCACGAGGTTGGTCGATAGCCGGTGCATGAGACCGACGAGCTCAAAAAACGTTGCGCCCGCGGCAGAATGCTTATGGATGAACGAGTTCATTGCATCACGCCCGTCACATACCGTTATCAGCTCATCAACGCGCTTGGCAGTCGAACCGGAAAGCTTTACAAAAACCAGGAATATCGGCTCCGTGTT